GACTTGCCTACTAGGTCTCCCCCCGGTCCGCGCAACTTTTTGGGTCGATATGTCGATATGTCGACATATCGACTCGGGCCGCGCGGGGATTCCCTTCATTCGTTGCGGTTTAGGGTATTTCCTGGATGCTAGGATGCTGGCATGACGCAACCTAAGGGGCCCGCGGCCGCGGATGATCCGTTGCCGGGGTTGCCGTCGCACGTCCACCCGCCCGGGTCACGGTTGCTCGAGGCTATTGACGTGACGATTGCTCACCTGGCCGCGGCCGGGCATGTTGACCCGGTGAGGGATGCGGCTAGGGTGGAATTGTGCCGGGAGCTGGCCCGGGTCATGGCCGATAAACGGCGGACGGGTCGGACCGCGTCGATTGGCAATGACGCACGGGTCCTTCAGGAACTACTGACCGGGTTCGCGGATGCGGCCGCCGATTCTGAGGGGGACGCGGAGTTGCGTGACGCTATGGCCCGGTGGTCCGCTGAGATTTCCGGCAAGTGAGTCAACCTACCCTCGAGGACGCGGGGGCCCTCGAGGCCGCGTATCCCGGTATGGTGTTGCCGAAGTTCGCTACCCCCCGCGATTTCAGGCGGCGGACGGTGGGAACCCTTGACGCACAATTCGCGGAAGTCTGGTTGCGTTGTCCGCTGATGCCGTGGCAACGTTACGTTGCTGACTTGGGGGGGGAGCTGGACCCGGACACGGGGGACCCGGCCCATTCAACCGTTCTCGTCACACTCCCTAGGCAGGCAGGGAAGTCCCATTTGGATATGGCTCAAGTAGGTCAACGGTGTTTCACCCGGCCCATGTTCCGGTCATGGTATACAGCCCAAACCGGGGCGGATGCTCGGGACCAATTCCTCAAGTTCGCTGATGATGTGGTGGCAGAGACCCCCCTTGACCGTGTGGTGCGTACGTTGCGGGGCAACGGTCACGAATCGATGAAGTTCCCCAACGGGTCAACGCTGAGACCCCATCCGCCCGTAGAGAAAGCGTTACATGGGAAACAGTCGGACCGTAACGGTATCGATGAGGCTTGGGCGTTCACTGAGACACAAGGGGCGCAACTACTCGCGGCGATTGGTCCTACCCAATTGACCCGGCCCGGGGCACAAACGTGGATTTGGTCCGCGGGGGGGACCGCTAACTCAACCTGGCTAGCCTCTCTGGTTGCTCGAGGTAGGGATGGGGACCCGTCTATCTGTTACGTGGAATACGGTATCCCGGACGACATGGACCCGGACGACGTTGACGGGGTTGCGTCCTATCATCCCGCTTACGGTCACACGGTGACGGTTGATTCGTTGCGGCGGTTACGTGACACGTTGGGGGACCCTGCCGCGTTCGCCCGTGCGGCCGGCAACCGGTGGACTGAAGTTATCGGGTCTGCGATTGATTCCGGGGTGTGGGCGGTGGTGTGTCATCCCGGGGTTCCGGAGATTCAACCGGGCTCGAGGTTGGCTTATGGGGCCGCTAGGTCCCCTGACGGTTCCATGGTTGCTATTGCGGTGGCCGCCGAGCTGGACGGGCGGATCATTGCCGAAGTGTTGCAAACCCTTCCCACGGCGTACCGGGCCGCGGAACATGTGTTGCGGTGGGCGAACGGATCAAAGATCGTACTTGATCCCACCGGGGCTAGTGCGTCCCTGTCTGCGGACCTGGAGCGGGCCGGGGCCCGGAACGTTCAACGGCTCACCCCTAGGGACGCGGCCGCGGCGTGTTCGGATCTCCTGGACGGTCTCAAGGTGTCCGCACATTTGTTCAGGCCCCACCCGGACCTTGAGGCCGCGCGTTTGGTGGCCGGGGTCCGTACGGTCTCCGGGGGTGGGGTTGCCTGGACCCGGACCGCGTTGGGGGCACCCACTGCCCCACTCGAGGCGGTCACCTATGCGATACGGGGTCTACATCGGCCGCCAGCGGAGACCCCGTTCATCAGGTTTACCCCTGCCTAATGACACGGCCGTAATTTTGCGCTAGCGTCCACGGTTATGCGATTCACGCGCGCAATTGTTGCGGCCCTCGACCCGGCCGCGGCGGTTTCGTTGAATCGCGGCCCGTCCACGGTGGCCGCTACTGCGCACTCAATAGCGTCCCCTTGGGCGGACCCCTCACATTTGAACCCCGTTGTCTGGCCCGACCTGGGTATCACTGAGGGGCCGTTGTCCCGTGCCGTTGCTATGACCCTGCCCGCGGTGGCACGGCAACGGCATCTGATCGCAACCGCGGCTAGGTTGCCGTTCACGTTCTGGCAAGGCGAAACAGAACCCCTCGAGGCCCCCGGTTGGGCGACACGGACGGACCAACCTCTTCCCCCGTTCCATCGGATGCTCTGGACCTATGATGACCTGATTTTTTACGGGTGGTCCCTGTGGTCAACCCAACGTGACCCGTCAACCGATGAACTACTAGGGGTAGAACGTGTCGCGTATGAGCGGTGGGGGACGGACCCGGCCGGCCGGGTCGAGGTGGACGGGGCCCCGGTCTCCTCGCGTGACGTGATCCTGATCCCCGGACCCCATGAGGGAATCCTGGTTTATGGGGCCCCATCGATCAATATGGCGTTATCCAATTCGCGGGCCGCGTCAAGGGCCGCCCGTAACCCTTCCGCGTTCACGGAGTTACACAACACGGGCGAAGAGAACCTCACGGATACCCAGATTGACGATCTAACGTCCCGTTGGACGGCGGCCCGGAATGCGGAGAACGGGGGTGTCGCCTACACCCCCCAAACCATTGAAGTCAGGAACCATGGGACCCATGAGGGACAGTTGCTGGTTTCCGGGAGGAACGCTGACGCGGTGGACATGTCTAGGTTGGTGGGGTCCCCCGCGTCTATGGCGGACGCCACGAACGCGGGTGCGTCCCTGACCTATGAGACAACTACCGGCCGTAACGCTGAGTTCATTGACTACGGTCTGGCGCTCTACATTGCCGCCGTGGATGCCCGGTTGTCCCAAGATGATGTATGTGCCCCGGGTCAACGTGTCGTCACCAATACTGACCCCTTACGTGCACTCGACCCGGCCGGAACCCCGGTCGGACCTGGCCGGCAAGACTAACGGGGGCGGGTGTGTGTGACCTACTTCATTTCTGGGCTCGCGGTGGGGTGGTTGACCGCCCTGGTTGTCACCGGGGGTTACGTGCTCAAAACCAAACGGGGCGGCAATGATGCGAACAAACCTTAACCTCACCCTCCCCACGGTTGCGGCCGCGGTTCCGGGGTCGAGGACCATTGCCGGGATTGTGGCACCCCACGGGCAATGGGGCGACACGTCCGCGGGGCGGGTGTTCATCCATGCCGGCGCCCTCCGGTTCCCCCTCGAGCTGGGGCGCGTCAAGTTCGTTGACGAACACCAAACCCCACCCCGCTCTATTGGGTTCCTCAAAGCCACTAGGCCAGAAAGTGCCGGGACCTGGGGGGCGTTCCATGTTGCGGAAACCCCCGATGGGGACCGGGCCCTCTCGGATGCTGTGGCCGGGGCCCGGGATGCGTTCTCTGTGGAGTTGCACGACGTGACATTCGACCAAGCTGGCGGAATCACTGACGCCCTGGTGACCGCGGTTGCGTTCTGTGTGACCCCCGCGTTTCCTGACGCACGCGCCGATTTGGTGGCCGCGTCCCTCACTTCTTCCGTGTCCGACCCGGACCCGGCCGTTCAACAAAGTGTGACCCTCGAGAGGAATCAAACAACCATGACACCTGAACAGATTGCGCGGCTCGCGGAGTTGTTGGCCGTCCCGGACCGAACCCCTGAGAATGAGACCGAGCTGGCCGAGTTGCTCACCCTGGCCGGCCCGGAACAATGCGCCGTTGAAACAGACCCCGCCGATGAAGTCCCCGCGGTGGCCGCGTCCCTTCCCCCCGGTCCCCCCGCACCACAGGGCAACGGTCCGCGGACCCGGCCCATTCGTGAGTTTTTTGCGGCACAGTCCCGGGTCCTGACCGGGCAGTCTGCCCCACGGCTCGAGGCCGCGTTGACATCGATCACGAACACAGCCAACATTTGGACCGCCCCGGACGCGTACGCGGGTGAATTGTGGTCCGGTGTGGTCGGGGTCCGTAAGTACGTGGACATGATGTCCCCCGGAACCCTCACCTCTTACAAGGGTACGGGGTGGCGTTGGGTTGTCCGCCCGGCCGTCGCGGACTATGCGGGTGATAAGGCCCCGGTCCCCTCGAACGCACCCACCACAGAGGCGGCCCCCTACACTGCCCAACGGCTCGCGGGGGCCCATGACCTGGACCGGAAGTTCTGGGACTTCGGTGACACGGAGTTCATTGCGTCCTACTACGCGGGGCTGTCCAATTCCTACGCCGCCCTGTCCAACATCAAGGCCCGGGCGTTCCTCATTGCGTCCGCTGAGGCTAACCCTCTGGTGGCCGCGGCCGGATCGACCATGCTTGACCTAGCGTTGGCCGCCAAACTCACCCTCGAGGCCGAAGACGATGTGACCGGGTTGTCCTACGGGTCCCCGGATTGGTATCTGGTCAACCCCACCGACTACGCCGAACTACTCGACACGTCCGCACATGACGTGTCGGCGTTCCTCGACCTGTTGGGCATCACCCCGGACAACTTCACCCCCACATCGGCAGTGGACCCGGGACAGGTGTGCGCGGGTGTCAAACCGGCCACGACGTTCTACGAGTTGCCGTCATCCCCCATCCGGGTCGAGACCGTCAACCTTGCCAACGGTGGAATTGATGGGGGCGTGTTCGGTTACTACGCAACCCTCCTTAATGCCCCTGAGGGTGTTGTCTCTGCCACGGCTGCCCCGTAACCCATGGCGGACCCCACTATCGCCGGACCCCTCACCCTCCCCCCGGGGGGTCCGGCCACCATAGACACAGTGGCAACCCAACTAGGGTTAGACCCGGCCACA